TAGATAGGGGTCGACTTTTCCTGGTTCCCTTGGTTCCCTATCTCTAAATCATTGATTTTATTGATCTTTTTTGGACCAAAAAATAACCGAACTGGTTCCCTGATTAACTTTTCTGGTTCCTTATTCGGCCGATATATAATTTTATTAACAACATTATTTACTATAAGGAAACAATCATGAACGAAATAATTGATTGGCCGTCAATCGAAAAAACAGTACTTTCACAGAAAAAAGTAAAAGCAGGGTTACGAGCTGAAGAATTAAGAGAACGACTTGACCCAGAGCCAATAGTTAAACAACTTCTCTCATTGGTTCAAGAAGCAGATAGAGTTTCGGTTGACGATATACCAAGACTTAAGTTCAAGGCAGATGTCATGTTTGGTATACTGAAGAAAGTAATGCCAGATTTACGTAGTCTTGAAGTAACTGAGAAAGAAAGTAAGCACTCGACTCTCATTATACAAATGGAGCCGAGTGTCTCTAATGATTAGACTTCGAAGTCGAGACAGATTACTGAACCCTCTGGTATATAATCAACCAGAGGCACTATGTTATCTATTTCTTCTAAGCCTTGTTCAACCAATATTCCTACTGCTGACTCTTCGTCTATTGCATTGACCAGAAATCTGCCTTGTGGTGATTCTATTAAGTACATCATGTTATTTACTCCGAGTTATTGGTCCATCCTTGGACCTTGATTAGGTTAATCTTCTTTTACGAACAAGTCTTGGTCTTCGTCACTTATTTCAAGACGGATCACTTCGAAGTTACTGTTGATAGTATCTATGATTTCTTGTAATGACATTTCTGACTCTTCTACTACTATATTAATATATATCATATTATTTACTCCAAATTGATTAAACTGCGTCATCATAATATCATACGATGACGCATATTTCAATTAAATTAATTCATAGGTGTGGCCACCATAGACACAGACTCCGTCTCTTTTTAATGCACGATTGATCTTAATCCAACATGACGTTCTATACGCATTCTCTTTACCCCATAGAATAGGGTCTATATGCGCCATCGATTTCGCTAGAGAATCAAATTCAACTCCATCCACTCTGGTCCTGATCTTACCTTGTTTGATCTTTTTATCAGACTTAGATGATTTTTCTTGTTCTTTCCACATCCGTTCCTCTTGGTCACGACGTTCTTTCTCTTCTCGTTCTTTCCGAACTCGTTCTTCTTGGTCACGACGTTCTTTCTCTTCTTTGATTCTATCTTCTCTTTCTTGTTGTGTCTTTCTTTGCGCTCTTCTTTTATTAGATGCAGCTGCTTTCGCCCTCAATATATCTTCATTATTGATAGAGTCAGATGGTTTAGCGTTCACTTTAGATTGAGTGTTCATTATATACTCCAGATTGATTAGATTGATTTGTTGGTGGAACGGTCATAATCATATCATAAACGAGAATAGATTCAACTTTATTCTTTTGCAAATGTGAAGTATATCACACAGAGAATCGTAAGTCATTGATATACAAGACAAAATACTTGTGCATGGTAATTCTCTAATCTGGGTGGTGGGGCACTAGGCCGAGAAAAAGTCTATTATCCCACCTCACACATAAAATGCCATTTTCAAAAAAATTTTTTGCCCAAAATTGAAATAGGCTTTTGCTATTCAAAATATTTCTTGACATTATTTACTATATGTGTTATAATTCAAACTATAATGATATATACTCCATCGATAACAGGACTAAAATTTCACAGAGCAAAGGATGTAGATACAGGCTTTGTTCGTGCATTAATGGGCCCAATCGGCTCTGGTAAATCAGTTACATGCGTCATCGATTTAATTATAATAGCTACACAACAAGAACCAGATCAATTTGGTGTAAGACGTACAAGATTCGCAATAATTCGTAATACATATCGCGAATTATTAGACACCACAGTTGAAACATTTTTCACGTGGGTCGATAAAGATTCTGGCCATTGGTCATCGCTAAATATGACGTTCAGTCTAGAACAAGCACTTGGCGATGGCACAGTAATGAAATCTGAGTTCTTATTTAGAGCGTTAGATAAGCCAGATGACATTAAAAAACTACTATCATTAGAAATAACTGCAGCATGGATAAATGAAGCACGAGAGATTTCTAAGGCAGTGTTTGACATGGTACAAGGTCGTGTTGGCAGGTATCCACCACCAGTTCTTGGTGTCGAACCAACATTCTTTGGTGTTATACTAGATACCAACCCTTGTGATGTTGACCATTGGTGGTATAAACTCTTTGAAGAGAACTTACCCGACAATCATAAGTACTTCAAACAGCCTTCTGGTGAGTCCAAAGAGGCTGAAAATATTAAGAATCTGCCGCGTAACTATTATAAGAATATGCGTGCAGGTAAGACTAAAGAGTGGATTAACGTTTATGTGCACGGTATGTATGGATTTATAACAGACGGTAAGCCAGTTTACCCAGAGTATAATGATGACATTCACCATACTGATGAGAATTATATGCCAGATAAGAGCAAGCCTATCTATATCGGTATTGACTTTGGTCTGACACCAGCCGCAGCACTTGGTCAGTTAACAGCATCTGGTAGGTTTATAGTATTTGACGAGTTAGTTACATTCGACATGGGTGCAGTTAACTTTGGTAAAATGCTTAAACAGAAATTAGATACTGAGTATAGAGAGTTTAAGTTTGAAGTGTATGGTGACCCAGCAGGAGATATTAGAGCTCAAACTGATGAAGAGACGCCATTTATGGTATTATCTGCGCAAGGTATTAGTGCTACACCTACTCATACTAATGACTTTATTATACGTAGAGAAGTGGTTGTAGACTTCTTACAACGACTAGACTTCACTGGTAAGCCTGCATTTAGTATAACACCAGGGGCTCCAACATTACGTAAAGCAATGGGTGGTGGTTATAAATACAAACGCATGCAAGTAACTGGTATGGAACAGTTTAAGGATGTACCAGATAAAGGCAAATTCTCGCATATAGCTGAAGCATGTCAATATATGATACTAGGCGCATTTGGCGACAATAGAGTTATAGGCGGCTTTAGCGCTGATGAATTAGACTATTCACATAGCGATAGGATGATTGTATGAAACGACTTATTTTTATGCGGCCAAATACGACTGCTAAGAAGTTAACTGGTAGCACTAAGCCATCCAATTTAGCTAATGGCCCTGGTAAAAAGGTTATAAAACAGAAATGAATAAAGCACCATTATCTGATAGCGATATACTTGCTATAATAGCTAACGAATTATCTACAGCTACTTACTCTACTGGCGATGATTCTGTTGGCCATTTAGAGACATCTATGTCTTACTACCTTGGTAGGCCAAACGGCACTGAGGTTGTAGGTCGCTCTACTGTAGTATCTACTGATGTAGCAGATACTATTGAATGGATAATGCCGCAGATAATGGAGTCATTTACTCAAGTTAATGAGATAGTAAAATTCGATCCAATTGGACCAAATGATTTTAGGCAGGCAGAACTAGAATCACAATTTTGCTATGATGTATTAATGAAGGACAATGATGGATTTGTACTGATATACGAACTTGTTAAAGATGCATTAATGCAACGCAATGGTGTACTTAAAATATACTATGATAAAAATAACGAAAGAGAAATTAATAAGTTTACTGGTTTAACTGAAGAAGGATTAGCAGTACTAGTATCTAATGGCTACGATGTAATATCATTGAGTACATACTTAGAAAATGATATAGAATACTATGATACTACAGTAGAGAAACTATGTAGTTATGGTAAAATCAATATAGATTCTGTGCCATTAGAAGAGTTTAGGCTAAGCGCGCACCATAACTCTATTGATGCTAATAAAGCGAGATTTACTGCTCACTCTGTAGCAGTTACTATATCAGACTTAATAGAAGAAGGCTATGATGAAGCAGTACTAAATGAAGTACCAGGCTATCATGAGTATAATAGCGACTATCGTTGGGCTATGATGGATGAAAATGGCCAATATGTAGATAGTGAAGACCCATCACTAGCGTTATTGCAAAAACATGAGTGCATAATGCGTATAGATATAGATGGTAGTGGTGTAGCAAAAACTATGAAGATAACTTGTGTAGGTTCAGATAATGAGCCAGCAGTTATTCTTAGTAAAGAGCATGTTAATGAAATGCCATGGGTAACTACTACGCCTATAATAATGCCACACAAGTTTCAAGGCTTATCTATATACGATAGACTAAAACAGATACAAGATCATAAGACTGCTATTTGGCGAAATATTCTTGATAATATGTACCTTCAAAATAACCAACGATATGCAGTTATAGAAGGCCAAGTAGAAATGCGAGATTTGCTTGTATCAAGGCCAGGTGGTGTAGTTAGAACTAAACGATTAGATGCAATAAAACCGTTAGAAACACCGCAAATGTCTAATGTAGCATTTGATATGATGCGCTACTTAGATGAGGTTAGAGCTGGTAGATCAGGTGTACAAGCTGACGGTAATGCGTCACCAGTGGCAATTGGTGATAGAGTCGGTTCTCAAGGTGTAGATAGACTGCTTAATGCAAAAGAAGCACTGGTCGGTCTTATCATACGTACCATAGCAGAGACTGGCATCAAGCCGCTAATGGTGAAAATTCGTAACCTATTATTAGCACATCAAGATGCTGTACAAGATTATGAATTTCGTGGAGAATGGATACAAATAGCGCCTCAAAGTTGGGTCAAAAAGCGTAAATGTACAGTTAAAGTTGGCACAGGTACTGGTGATAGTGACAAAAAGTTAGCAGCATTGCAAAGTATACTACAAGTACAAACTACTGCTATACAAAATCCACAGCAAGTTTTAGTTGACCAAACTAAGATTTTTAGTACATTAGACGATATATGCAAACTATCTGGATTAAATAGTGCTACTAGATACTTTATTGATCCAGCTACTCAGGAAGGCCAGCAAAAACAACAGTTAGTTGCACAACAAGCTCAAGAAGATCAACAAAAACAAGAACAAGCAACCATAGTTCAACTTCAAAATGAAGCTAAAATAGCTGAGTCCGCAGTAACTTCTGCTAATGCTCAGTTAGAAGCTACTAGATATAGAAGCCAAAATGAGCAGTTGAAACTTAAACTAGAAGCAGAAAAGGCAGCATATCAGACAAAACTTGCTGAATTAGAGCAGCAATTAAATGAATATAAAACTGGTATGGATGGCACTATTGAAGCAGAAACGCTTGCATTTAAACGAGAAGAACTTGACAAAAAATTAGCTTTAGAGTACGATAAGTTAAATAAAGAAATTCCTAATAACATAGACAATTCACTTGAATTAGAGCAAATGAGGCTTAACTCTCAAGAACGTATTGCCATTATGAAAGCAGAGATGGATAAACAGGCTAAATTAGAAGTTGAGCGTATTAAAGCTGCAGCTACTGTTATGGCGTCAGAAATTACAGATCAGCAGATGCAACAAACACAACAATCTGAGCCACAAACTATAACACTAGATACTTCTGCTCAGATTGCGGCAATAAAAGAACTTGTAGATGAACTTAAACAGCCAAAATCTATTAATAAATCAGATGATGGCAATTGGACTATTAATTAATATTATCATAGTTGAGAATATATGATTTTCAAAATCATCGATAAGGCGACTAGCAAGGAAGTTACGCGATACATTGCGGCGTCAATAACAGAAGATCTTGGTAATGGTAAATATTATCCGCTATCTGACTATGACCATATTGATATAACACTTGGTGAACAAATTCCGCAGACAGTATTTGGTGGCCGACGAGAAATCTCGAAGAATGAGTTTATCCAGCTCATTGGAGATACGGCATACAAAGCACTACTTACTTTGGCTAAAACATCGATAGATATTGAGGCGTGGGTTAAAAGACTGGATTTAGCGCAGCAAGACGCGAATGGTTATAGCGTCTACTTAGACGATCCTTTGACAATAGCCGGAATAAATCAGTTAGAGCCAGTGCTAATAGCTCAAAGTGTTGTTGTAGCAGGATGGGCGCAAGAGGTGCTAAATGGCTAATAAGTATATTATTCATGGCGCAACATATAATGGTGACGGTACATCTAGCGCAGAGGCTACTAGTGATGGCGGTGTTGGAGCCTGGAATACATTAAATTATTTTGATGCAGGTGGGACTCCAGCTTATGGAACTATTTCAACTGGCGACGTAATTTACATTCGTTCAAAAGATGCGGCTAATAGTAATATTACAAGGTCAGTGACAGCAAATCATAATTTAGGACAATCAGGATTAACATTAACATGGGTAATAGATAACGGCACAGTTTGGTCTGGTGTAGACGGAACAATTACTTATGAAAGAAGCAATAACTATATAACTTCTATTCTAGCAAACAATACTGTAATAAATAAAACAAAAAACGCTTTAATACTTAAAGATACAAGAACTTCGTATTCAGGGACTTACAATATATTAGCGGTATACGGAAAACTAGTTGGAGCTTTTATAGATTGTAGCGCCAAAATCTCTGGAAACAATGCAGCTAGAATACAGCAATATGTTGGTGGGTTAATATCATCACTTTATATCTTGTATGGGCATATAGGTAATCAAGGATCGGTTATTACGTTTAGTGGAAATGGGTTCTATAAAGTAGTTGATCCTGAAATAGAAATTTTAGCATCCACAGCAACGGCTGAAATTATTTTATTCGATTATGTGTCTGGATCAGGATTACTTGAAGTAGACGGAGGATGGGCTAAAGGCGATGGTATTGATCAAAATATAGTTTTAACTAGAGGGCATAACGCTTCCGCAGTAAGTATATTTATTTATAAATTCAAATACCCTCGCATAGTAAAAACATTATTAGATTCTCAAACTTTTTCAACGTCTTATAAAGTTTTAATAAAAGCGTTAGATTGTGATGATGAGTTGGGCAGCTCTTACGCTAATAATGCAGGAATATACACTTCAAGAACAGACAACAATCCACCGGTTTTAAATGTCACCTTGCCAACGGATGCAGGAACAGGTTGGTCGTGGCGTTGTTATCCAAAAGCCGCATCAGATTTAATTCCATTGTCTGTTGAATGCCCTAAATTCTTTAATGACACATCGGCAGCAAAAACAATTACATTAAACTTTCTTCTAGCGGATACATTCTCAGGTATTAATACGGATAATTGTTGGTTAGATTTATTTTATGTAGATGCAACAACGGGATATGATGTTCTGGTTTCATCCAAAGATATAGCAGCAGGAAGCTTATCCAGTTCAACCGCTACTTGGTCAGCAGTAACATGGGGAATGATTTCATTCGATAAGTATCAAATATCTCTAGCTACACCAACTGCAATTAAGAAAGGGTCAATAATTAAAGCAATATTTAATTTTTCAGCGGCTTCGGTAACTTCAAACGATATACTATTTGTTGACCCTGATTTCGCAATAGGTGCTGCATGAGTATTGGAATACCTGGAATAGATATAATAAACCTCTCTGAAAGAGGTAGAACAATAGCGCTTGGAAACTATAGTTTTAGTCTTGCTAGATTGCCTAGTGATCCTATATTTTATTTTGTTATTACATTGGAAAATGTTGTAGTAGGCTCTAGGTATAGAGCAACAAGAGCATCAGATGGGCTTGAACTAGCAACAGGCGTAACATCGTCGATGACTGAAGTTATTTCAGGAGTCCCATCTTATAGTTCTAATATGCTGATGAATATTACTATAAGAAATGCATCCGGAACACCTCCATATAAAATTTTTGATACGGCAGCCTATGCCGCTAAAGAAGGCACTTTTGTATATGTATTGCAACAACAGGATTAATTAAAATGGCAATATCAGACGATTTTAATGTAGATAGCTCGAATAATATTAGGGCAGATGTTGCGTTTATACCAGGCACACATTTAAGATATTCTACACTTGAATTGCATGCCTGGCTGCAAAGCCTGGCAGATGATGCTGGTTATGTTGGCGACGATGAAGTAGATATTCTTGATGATAACCCTTCTGAATTAGCTGGTAAACGTAATGCTTCTCGCCCAATGGCTTTAACATTATTAAATAGCTTTAATATTGATGATGCTGCCTCGCAATGGTTTAAGTTTGGGTCTGTTGAGCAAACTACAGGCAATTACTTATATACCGGATTAAAAATAATTGGTTCTTTAGTAGCTAATTCACCTATTTATATTATCCAAAATGGGGCAAAGCTTACTAAGTATTGGGCAGACTCAGATACGTCAAATTTCCAGATTTTAGTTAAAGCTATGACCGGAGGTACATTAATTGACTCTGGTAATATATCTGTATTTTCAAGAAAGTATGGTCAAACCTACTCACATACTGATGTTAATCTAGCTGCTGGTAGTGAACAACCTGCCGCGTTATCTACAGCTATAGATAGCAATGTAGATACAGGAACAATGACACCTACAGCGGCAGCCGCAATGTTTTCATCTTCTATTGGCGGTACAGGCACTCCAGGAAGTTCGCCTATAGAACTTACTTGGGGCAGCACATCACAAGACATGGGCGATGGCAACGGCTCTAAAACATATTACGCAACTATTACGTTAAATGGTAGCACATCGTTAAGTGATGCATATCAGGCGTTGATGTGGGCATGTTCTGAAAGTTCTACTATCACATTTAATACTGTACCAGGATACCGCTATAGAGCTCTACCGGGTCAAGCTTATGCAGAAAATATTTCAGCTCCATTTGGGCAATTTGCGGGTGGTAAGTTTTTTGTAGCACAAGGTTACTGGCTAGCCGGTGTGCAAGCAGCAGACTCTAAAAATTACCAACTGATCAGCCATGACGGAACAACAATTATTCCGCCAACTTCGATCTTGATTGAAGTCACAAATGTTACAACGTCAGATTATGTACTTGCTGCAAGAGATGATGGTGCCGGTGGAATCCTTGATACAGAGTACACGGTAACAGCCAGCGCCGCAGCAACATCGATTACAGTGACAGGCTTGAAGTCCGACACTCCCGCGTCTGGCGTAATACGTATTAATGGCAACAGGCATACCTATACAGACTGGAGTGGAACCACGATCAATGGATTGTCGCCAGCAGTTCCGGCAGGAGGTTATTCAAGCGCCTCTGCTTTCATTCCATTTATCGATGGCGTACCAGCATCAACAACGATACAGTCGGCGGCCATGCAGTTTAGTTCTAACTTTACAGCTAGGTTTAGAGTGCGGAATGGTGGTGGAAGCCCTATTGTACCGTTTGAATCTACTTTGTCAGTTACTACGTCGGGCGGTAGTGGTACAACTGTGCGGAACGCGGATGCATAATGGCAATTACAATCGATTTTGCAAATCGTATTATTGAGAGCACGACATCTATAACAGATTTGCCTGTATTTCATGCCGTGTTACGTGATAAAGAGTATGACGTAGAAGGCGCTATTTATCCTGTTACACATACATGGAAAGCCTTAAATTTAGGCGGTGGTGCATATTTTTATCAAGTTGATTTGATAAATAGCTATCAACTTAAATTTATCGGTTCCGGTCCGTTTACGATTGTTGGCAACTTAAATGGCAGCATTATTGATACTGGTGTTCAAGTTGAGCGTAAGACCAGTTCGGCATTTGCTACCACAGCTATAAGTGGTACAGGTCCAAGTGCAGAGGAAATAGCTGCTGCTGTTGATGCACAGCTTGCTGCTAAATTTGCAGCTATACCTACAAATACATTGCTTAATAATGATTCTAGACTTGACGTATTAACTTCACCAATAGACGCTAATATTGTTGAAGTTAATAATATACCAGTAAATGGTGATGGTACAGAAAATAGTCCTTGGGGTCCTTAATGGCATCAGCTTGGGGCAGTTCTTGGAGTAATTTTTGGGGCAACTCTTGGGGCAGTATAGGGCAGCAAGAAACACGTAAAATAGTAAGTGGTGGTAAAAGAAAGCCTAAACATTACTATATTATAGGCAATAAAATAGTAGAAGGATATGTATTAGATTTAGATAGCTTAAATTCTAATATACCAGTAGTAAAACTTGATAAAGATACTAATACAGAGTTAGAGGCATTATCAAGTACTACCAATATAGAGGATTTACCTATGGAATTAGTATTTACAATATTGAACTATAGACGTAGAGCAATAGTTTTAGCATCATTATTATTAATGTTATGAACAAAGAGCAAATATCACAACTTACAGAAGAAGTAAGACTAGCTAATATAGCTAAACATGCATATGAGTCATATATTAAACAGCATATAGAGATAAGTCGTGCAAATATACATGCTAGTTTTGCTGCATGCGATATAGGTGATATTGAAACTATGAAGAATTTAAAGTGTCTATTAGCAGCAATAGATGGACTAGAACTATCGGTGCTCAATGATATAGATACTGGTAATATGGCAAATATAACTTTGGAGAAAGATAATGGTAATTAACCAAGACCAACAGTTGAGTACTGAGTCAGTTAATAGTATTGATGATATAGCTGAGCTATTACTCGGCGAAGATGCTAATGAGCGAGATGATAATCAAGATGACGTTAAGGACAATAGTCGACTAACAGAATCCACTGATGAAGATGCTAATAGCGAAAATGACAAAGAAATTGACGATTCTAACGAAGAATCGGACGTTACTTGGTCATCTGTTTTAGGTGTTGATGATGCTGATTTGGTATTGGATAACGATGGCAACTTTAAAGGCATAAAAACAGTAGTAGATGGCAAAGAAGAGACATTGTCTATAAAAGACTTAAAAAATGGCTTCCAATTTGCTAAAAGTAATACTCAAAAAGCTCAATTGCTATCAGAAGAACGTAGACAGTTTGATGAAGCAAAGCAGATTTTTAGTGATGAATATACTACTAAGTTAGAAAATGTCAATAAGTTAACTGAGTTACTATCAACTAAGTTTTTAAATGATTTTAATAGCGTAGATTGGAATAAGCTTAGAACTGAACAACCTGGTGAATATGCTGCACTACAGGCCGATTATAATAATCGTAGAATGGAGTTACAAAATATATTCTCAGCAATTGATAGCGAAAAAGCTGAACACGATAATCTAGCTAAAAAAGATAGCATGGCTAGACATGGCGCATATCTTGAGCAACAAGCTATTAAAGCTATAGAAAATAATCCTGAGTGGAAGGACATAGATAAATTTAAAACTGCTATGACTGACATGCAGAATTTTGTAAAAGATTCGTATGGATTTACTAGCGAAGAATTTAGCTCTGTATATGATGCTAGATTGCTTGAATTAATTAAAGATGCTATGGCTTTTCGTAACGGTAAAAAGCAAGTTGATAAAGTAACTAATGTTAATAATGTGCCATCTTTTCAAAAAAGTAGCGGTAAACAAAGTAAATCGGTGTCTAAATTAGACAAATTAGTTAATAAAGCCAAAAATACGCAAGGTTACAGGAAGCGCGCAGCTGAAACCGATGCTATTGCGGCATTACTTTTAGGTGGATAATTATGAGTACAGCAAATTTAGATTCTGCCGACTTGAAAGCAGTCGGTTCTGGTGGATTAATTCGTGAAGATGTAATGGAAAAAATCTTCGATATTTCACGTATTCCTTTGCCATTTACAGATATGATCGGTACAGATAGTGCCAGTAACTCTTATAAAGAATGGACAGTTGATGCATTAGCAACTCCTGATCTTAATAATGCAGTTGTCGATGGTTCTGATGCGTCAGGTAATGATACACAAACTGGCCAACGTATGGGCAATCATTGCCAAATTTCTGATAAAATTGTTAAAGTATCATATCGTGCTGATGCGTCAAATACTATTGGTAGAGCTAAAGAACTGGCATACCAAGTATCTCGTAGACAGCAAGAACTACGGCGTGACGTAGAAGCAATTATGCTGAATAACCAGGCATCAGTTGCTGATAATGGTGACACTACTCCAGGTAAACTTGGCGGTTTACCAGCTTGGATTAAAACTAATCAACCTTCTGGCTATGGGTTTGGTTCAGGTGGTGCTGCAGGCGGTTTTGTTAATGCAACTAAATTGGTTACTGCTCGTACAGTATCTACTGCTCGTCGCGCATTAACTGAGACATTCGTTAAGACTGCAGTTCAAGATGTCTATAACCAAGGCGGTGACGCATCAATTATGATGAGTACTCCTGGTGTAATCGGTAAATTTTCCGAATACATGTTCTCATCTTCTGCACGTGTAGCTACATTCACTAGTGAAAGTAATGGCACTCGTGAAAAATTGGTGGCTAATGGTTCCGTAAATGTATTTGTTACAGATTTCGGCACTCTTAAAATGGTGCCAAATCGTTTGCAACAACAGCATGCCGATGGTACTTCTGTTACGGCTGGTGCATTTGTTGTAGGTACTACTTACGTTATTGCTACGATAGGTACTACTGATTTTACACTGATTGGTGCAGTTTCTAATACTGTAGGTGTAATATTTACTGCAACTGGCGTAGGTGCAGGTACAGGTACTGCTAAGAAAGCGTGTTCTGATGTGTTTATCATCGATCCAATGTACTTGGCTATAGCATATCTAAAAGGTTATAGAACTGATCCATTGGCTAAGACAGGTCTGGCTGAAAATCGTCAAATGTGTGTAGATTATACGTTAGTTGTTAATAATGAAAAATCACATGCACTTATTGGTGATATTGATGCATCAGCAACAGTAACAGCTTAACTTTATATGGCCAAGGATGGCCATTATTTTGGAGTATATTATGGCTATAAAGACTAAAGTACAAGAAACTGTAGAAGAAACAGAAACTGTAGAAGAACGTAGTAATGATGAAATTTTAAATGTGAAAAATACTGCACATTTTGAAGTTTGTGGTATTTTACCAGGTGAAAACGGTAAAGTAACATATGGTCAATTTAAAACATTTTTAGGCTTAGAAGAGGTTTAGCATGTCAGGCGTTATTTTAAGTAAACTTCATTACCAAGATCATGAAGATAGACTATATCATGAAACGTCACAACCTTCTGAGGATGCTATCTTAGAGCGTAATGCACAACTTAGAAATAATGTCGGAGCCATTAGGGACTTAGGTGAAGGCCAGGAAGGCGGTACATGGGGCAGGCAGGTTGCATCTATACCATTTATCGTATATGAAAAAGCTATACGCGATGGCTATGATTTAAATAATCCTGACTCTAAAGTATCTGGTATGGAGATGGCTAGATTTCTACAATCTACCGAAGGTAAACTTTGTTTGGTTAGGTAGCTACAATGGCGTTCAATTCTGCCGGTATCGATACTTTTGACATTTTGGATTTCGGAATTTACGAGATATTGTAATGAACATCAACTGGAAACAAGCATCAACCAAACGCGGCGCTGTTGTGTTGTTTTTGTCCATTATCGGCGTATTCTTGATTATGACCGGAAAGGACATTCAGCCTTTGCTAGTTTTGACGGCCGCCATTTCTGGCTACATGAAATTAACTACACCGGATTGACTATGCAAGAAGAACGGAGAACTATACCATCACGTAGAGAAGAAGATTTTAAGCTATGCCCAAGGTATGATAGGCACGAAATATCAGAGGACCAGGTTATTGAGATAGCTAAAAAAGCCATTATACTTGCTAAAGAAGAGTTTTATATGGATGTTGGCAAATCAGTCACCAGTAAATTTTTTATACTTATAGGCGTGCTATCTACCATTGTAACAACGTGGTTAGTGCATAAAGGTTATTTAAAATGAATTATACCGATATAGTTAATACTGCATTGACATATGCTGATAGAAGCGATGATACTGATTTAGTCAATCTTATACCATCAATAGTGCCCATAGTCGAAGCTAGAATAAATAAGGTACTATCTACTTATAATATGTCTACAGAATATGCTTCACCTATGGGTTCTGGTAGCTTTGAGTTCAGTTTACCAAGTGGTTTTGATGGTGTAAACACTATAAAAATAAGAAACATATCTACTGGCAGCATATCAAAAGTTTTAACTAGAATACCAGCTGATGCTTTGTATACATTGCAAGCTAATAGCATTAGCCAAGATTTATACACTATAGAAAATAATAAGATAATAGTGTTAACTGAAGAAACTGATGAGTATGAGCTTGTTTTAAACTTTACTCAAAGTGTGCCATCACTATATGCAAATAGTACAAATTGGCTGGCTGATTTGCATTGTGATTGCTATATCTTTGGCATAGTAGCAGAGATATACTCGTACGTAAAAAATAAAGAAGGTTTTGAATCATGGAATACAAGATTTAATGAATCATTAACCAATATTCAAGTTAATGCTGATAAAGATGAGTGGAATGGTGCACCTTTAGTTATTAGGATGGGTTAAAATGAGTTTAGAAACTACTACAAATATTGCTGGTTTGCAATCTAGTGCTCCATCAGCGTCAGACCCAGTGAATCAGGGCGATGATCATATACGTATGATCAAAGCTGTATTAAAGAATATATTTCCTGGTACTGGTGGTCAAGGTTTAGCTTCTCCATTATTAGCTACAGAAACAGAATTTAATTACTTAACTGGATTAACTTCTAATATCCAGAGCCAAATAAATTCGTTAAAAACACAACTTAATGCGCCCACTGGCACTAAAATGCCATTCTACCAGTCGTCACCACCGACAGGTTGGACTGCAGCAACAGTTCAGAATGACTCTATGATGCGCGTAGTATCTAGTGGTGGATCGGGTGGTACAAGTGGTGCAGGTAGTGGCCATTCGCCAATACTTAATAATATTGTGCCT